AAAGAATAAGTCAAACATAGCGAAAGGAAATATACAAGATGTCATTAGCAAGCTTGGCAAAGCCAAAAGCAGGTAAAGTCTTAGGTATTGATGCCTCTACTGGATCTATTGCCTTTTGCTTATTTGAAAATGGTGTTCCCGTTAGATATGGAAAGTTTCCTTTAGAGGGAATGGACATTTATGAAAAAGTTGCAGATGCAGGAAAGAAAACGAGGATTGCATCGGAGTTTCTAAAGCCAGACTATGTGGCTATTGAGTCAGCAATTATGGTTAAGTCTGCTGATGCAGGTTTAAAGATTGCAATGATTGTTGGTGCAGCACTTTCTGTGTTGCTAAAACCAGGAGTTAAGACTGTTTCTATTGCACCTATCCAGTGGCAATCCTTTATTGGAAATAAAAATCCAACTAAGGCAGATAAGTTAGCACTAGAAAATGAGATTCCAGGAAAATCTGTAAGTTGGTATAAAGGTGAAATGAGAAATAGAAGAAAGCAAAAAACTATGGACTTTTTTAATACAACTTTTGGAACAGATATTGAAGACAATGATGTTGGCGATGCTTGTGGCATTGCCTATTATGCATATAAGAATATGACGGAGAGATAATGAGTAAACTATATCAATCAAAAACTTGGCTAACAAAGAGATATCTTATTGATAGAAAGACTATTGAAGAGATTTCAAAAGAATGTGCAACAAGCCATCAAACTATATACAGATATCTTGTTGAGTTTGATTTAATTAGGAGTCAGAGAACGTGGAAAAAGAGATAAGAATTAATCTTTCTGGGGTAACTTTAAACCCAGATTTTGCAAAACAAGATATGGGATATCCAACTGCTGCAAAAAACATTTGGACAAACTTAGAAAAATTTAATTTTAAAGTTACAACATTTGATTTGGATCATAGGGGTATAAACCTATCATATGCTCAACCAAAACATCACATTATGTTTAGTGGACAATATAATATCATGTATGGTTGTCACGAAACCACAGAAATATCGGACTATTGGGCAGAGTGTTTAAATAAAGCAGATGAAGTTTGGACACCATCAAGTTGGGTAGCAGATGTTTTTAGAAAAAAGGTAAACAAAGAAGTTTATGTTGCACCACACGGTGTATCTGGAGCTTTTGTTCCTGCAAAAAGAAGACTACAGGATAATAAGTTTATCTTTTTACACTTGGGAGAACCGTATGTAAGAAAAGGTGGACAGGCTACTGTAGATGCTTTCCTTCAAGAGTTTGAGGGAAATGAGGATGTCTTACTTTTAATAAAGTGTTATGATGAGGGTCATACAATTCTTGTTCCAGACGGTGAAGGAAATATGGTAGAGCCACAAAAAATTCATAAAAATATTAAAACCCTAAGCAAGTCTACAACTGCAAATGAATATTTAAGGATACTTCATAATACTCACTGCTTAGTATTTCCATCTTGGGGAGAAGGCTTTGGAATGATGCCACTTGAAGCTATGGCTAGTGGTATGCCAGTTATTTCAACTTGGGAATGGGCGGAATACAAAGATGATATCAAATATAAGATTGATAGTGATCTACTACCAGTACCAGAGGGTTTACCAAAGTACCTAAAGGAAACATATTTAGGTGAAATATATGTTGCTAGAATTGATTCTATACGATATAATATGAGACAGGTATATGATAACTATGAACAGGCTTTTGAAGATGCTTGGCTAGATTCTTTTAAGGTTCATAGAAAATGGAACTGGGAAGAAGTTATTGAAAAGTATGCCGTACCTAGACTTAAAAAGATAAATGGAGAGTTAAATGCACGAATACACGGAGTATGAAAAGTTTCATATTGAAGTAGATCAGGTAAACCACCCAAGACATTATACTTCTGATGCATCGGGTGTTGAGTGTATTGAGATTACCCGTCATAGAAACTTTAACATTGGTAATGCCTTTAAGTATCTGTGGAGAGCAGGTATTAAGGATGACTTAAGACAGATTGAAGACTTGCAGAAAGCTATCTTTTATATCAATGATGAGATTAACAGACTAGAGGGTAAATACAATGCCGACCTATGAGTACACTTGCCTAGAATGTGATAAGACTGTTAATAGAAGCAATGTAAGAGTTGATGATAGAGACCATCAAGCCTGTGAAGATTGTGGAAATATTATAACTAGAAGTTGGACTATTGGCAATGTTGCTGTATGGGCTCCAACATCTGGTGGATACCGCTAAATGGCTAAAAGAACCACACAGATCAAATATAACCCACTTTGGGACGTTAAGCATGAATATGTACACGGCAAAGATTTAATCACGCCTGGGACATTAGTTAAGATTAAGAATGTTCGTGGTCAGTTTAAGTTCCAAAAGTATGTTAAAAATATAGACTCAGGTATGGAATGGGTTGATGTTCTTGGTCCAACAGGCTATAGATCCTTTTATGTATACGATTTAAAGGGTATAATTAAGCCTAAGAAGAAAAGAGCAAAGAAAGAAAATGTCTGAAATAGAATTAGTAGACCGTTGGGAAAACATCAACAAGGTTGCAGAAGAGTTTCTCAAGGGTAATACTAACCCCACAATCATCGCTAAAGCCCTAGAAATGAGGCGTGTAGATGTCATTGATTATCTAGAAGAATGGCGTATGGTTGTAAGAAGCGACAAGCAGGTACAACTTCGTGCTCGTGAGGCTCTGGTTGGGGCAGACCAACACTACTCAATGTTAATTAAAGAGGCTTGGGATGTTGTAAATGAGGCTGGAAATACTAATCAGCTTTCACAAAAGACGGCAGCACTAAAACTTATTTCTGATGTTCAACAAAAACAGATTGATATGCTGCAAAAAGCAGGTATGCTAGATAACCACGAGATGGCTGAAAAGATTATAGAAACAGAACAAAGACAAGAAGTCATTGTTGGTGTTATTAGAGATGTAGTATCTGGTTGCGATAATTGTCGCATTGAGGTAGCAGAAAGACTTTCAAGGATAAGCGACAAAGCAGAGGAAATCTAATGTTTGAAGATATGTTAGATCTTCTTGGTGGTGACGAGTTTGATGAAAGACCAGTAGCACTTGAAGAGTTTGTTACAAGTGAAGACTTTCTTGGTCTACCACCATTATCTGATTATCAATACACATCTATTCGTGCAATGAGTCAGATATATAAGAAAGCAACTTTAATTAATCTCTTTGGCGAAGAAGAGGGTGAAAAAAGATGGAAGCAAACTTGTAATGAAGTAATCCTTCAACTTGGTAAGGGTTCTGGCAAGGACTATATGTCAACTATTTCTGTGGCATATATTGTTTATCTTTTGCTTTGCCTTAAAGATCCTGCTAAATATTTTGGCAAACCTCCAGGCGACTCTATTGATATTCTTAATATTGCTATCAATGCTGAACAGGCTAAGAATGTTTTCTTTAAGGGATTTAAAACCCGTATTGAAAAGTCACCTTGGTTTGTTGGAAAGTATACTCCAACCGCAGGTTCAATGACTTTTGATAAGGGTATTACTTGTCACTCAGGACACTCTGAGAGAGAGTCTTGGGAAGGTTACAACGTAATTATGGTCATCCTTGACGAGATATCGGGCTTCGCTACAGACTCCACATCAGGACACGATCAAGCTAAGACTGCTTCGGCATTGTATGATATGTATCGTGCATCGGTAGACTCTCGCTTCCCAGACTTTGGTAAAGTTGTTTTGCTTTCATTCCCACGCTATCGTAATGACTACATTCAAGAGCGTTACAATGCGGTGATTGCTTCTAAAGAAGTTATAATGAGACAACATACATTTAAGCTTGATGAAGAACTTGAAGGTAATGATGACACAGCAGAAAATTACTTTACAGTTGAATGGGAAGAAGACATTATTGAAGCTTACAAGTTTCCAAAAGTGTTTGCTTTGAGACGACCAACTTGGGAAATTAATCCAACTAGATCTATCAATGATTTTAAGATTTCATTCTACACAAAACCAACAGATGCTTTATCTCGTTTTGCTTGTATGCCACCAGATGCTGTGGATGCTTTGTTTCGTTCAAAAGAAAAGATAGATGCTTGCTTTAATCAGGTAAACATTGCGGTGGATCAAGAAGGTAGGTTTGCTGCATCATTCCAGCCCGATAAAGATAAGCAATACTACATACACGTTGACCTTGCACAAAAGCATGACCACTGTGCAGTATCTTTGTCACACGTTGAAAAATGGGTAAAGGTAAATAGTTTTAACGATAAGGATGTTGTAAGTCCTATTGTTGTTGTAGATGCTGTTAGATGGTGGACACCAACTGCAGAAAAAACAGTAGACTTTAAGGAAGTAAAAGCATATATCCTTAGCCTTAGAGAGCGTGGATTTAACATTAAACTAGTAACCTTTGACCGCTGGAACAGCCTTGATATTATGAATGAACTAATTGCGGTGGGTATGAAATCAGAAACACTTTCAGTTGCCAAAAGACATTATGATGATATGGTTCTATTAGTAGCAGAGGAAAGAATTGTTGGTCCTGCTATTTCACTTTTAACAGATGAACTATTGCAATTACGCATTATTCGTGATAAAGTAGATCATCCAAGAAAAGGCTCAAAGGATTTAGCAGATGCAGTTTGTGGTTCAATATATAATGCTATTGCTCGCACACCAAAAAATATTGGAGAAGTAGAAATACAGATACATTCATATGACCAGTTTGTTGACGATCCTGGTTTTGATCCAGAAGAGTTAAGACCAGGAAATAAAAAGATTTCTGTGGATATTTTAGATTTTTTGGGAGGAATGAATGCCATTTAATAATGAAGACTTTTATGAAGAAGATTTTGATCAAGATAGGTTAGATGATCTTATGAAGTATCTAATAGAAGATGGCTATTTGTTAGAAACTGGTTTGGATGAAAATGGAGAAGCACTATATCAGACTACATCAAAATTTAGCGAGAATTTTCCAGACA